AACATTGGTGCAATTGCTGGACCTTTCAGAATTGGACCTGTTGATGAACCAATTGATATTACTACTGAGCAAGAACTGATTGCGACCTTCGGCAAGCCTCTTTCAACTGACACTCAATATGAGTATTGGATGAGTGCTGCCAACTACCTCTCTTACGGAGGAGTTCTTAAGGTAGTAAGAACAGGAAATACTACCGACACCTTGTTGGTGAACGCAAATGCAGGTGTTGGTATTGCCTCAACCACCACACTTAAAATTAATAACTACGATGATTATCAGGAGAATCACAAAGAGGGTGATTCAACATTCACGTATGCAGCAAAGAACCCTGGAACCTGGGGTAATGGACTAAAACTTTGCTACATTGATGACTTTGCAGATCAGACTGTTGGTATTGCAACTACAAGTCTTGCAAACATAGGTGCAACAATTGGATTTGGTGTTACCGCTGCACTCGATAACCAAGTTATTCCTGGAGCAGGTACTACCTCTGGATTTACTGGATTCCTGAAGGGTATTATTGTTGGTCTTACGACCGATGCATCAGGAGGAAGCAGCACTGTTGATGTTAAAGTTGTTTCTCGTGTAGAAACCGTTGGTGGCGGTTCAACTGAAACAAAAATTAGTTATCAAGAAGGATTTGACGGTGCTCAATTCGGAACATCTGTTGCACTGAATTTTGTTAATAATTCAGGTGTTAATAGCACTGGTCTCATGGCATCTGCCATGACTCCTACGACTGCAGTTGATTGGTATGATCAACAAAATCTAAGTCTTACCAACGCGACTATTTCTTGGAAGTCCATCGCTCCAAGACCAACAACAAACGTTTATGTTTCCGACAGAAACGGAAAGAATGATGGTATCCATATTGTTGTTGCTGACGACAAAGGAACGATTACGGGAATCAAAGGTAATTTGATTGAGAAGCATCTCAACCTTTCTAAGGCAGGTGATGCTATCTCCAATGTTAACGCTCCACAGAGAATCTACTTTAAAGATTATCTGGCAGACTTCTCTGATAATGTCTACGCCGGTGCTAACCCATCTGAGGCAGCAGATGCTTTCCATGGCACTTCACCTAGAGCAACTGGATTCTCAACTGACTTTACTCCAATTACCACTGCTGACGGTCTATTCAGACTGGATGCACAGGATACAACTTTCTCCGCACTTGGAAATGTCTCTTATACCTTCGGTGGTGGAGTTGACTATTCCGCAACTGGTGGAATGAGTGCATCGCTCGCAAGTTTGATCACTTCATACAATCTCTTTGAGAACAAAGATGAAATTGAAGTGGATTACCTGATCATGGGTCCTGGATGTTCTACTAAAGAACAGTCTCAAGCAAAGGCAAACAAACTGATTGCACTTGCTAATACTAGAAAAGACTGCATGGCTCTTATCGGACCACATAGAGCAGATTTGATTGGTGTAACTAACACCACTACTCAGACTGATAATTTAATCGAGTACTTTACTACTCTGTCGTCTTCCTCCTTCGCGGCATTCGACTCAGGTTATAAGTATCAATTCGATAGATTTAATAATGCATTCCGCTATGTTCCTGCTAACGCAGACGTTGCTGGAATGATTTGCAGAACCGGAATCACAGCATTCCCATGGTTCTCACCAGCAGGTCAGCAACGTGGTGTTCTTAATAACGCTATCAAACTGGCATACAACCCAACTAAGGCACAAAGAGATCGCCTCTATCCTCAGAGAGTTAACTCTTTCGTAACAACTCCTGGTATCGGAACAATTCTCTTCGGAGATAAGACCGCGCTTGGTTTTGCATCTGCCTTTGACAGAATCAACGTTCGCCGCTTGTTCCTCACAATTGAGCAAGCCCTGGAGAGAGCAGCACAAGCTCAACTCTTTGAACTGAATGATGATATCACAAGAGCAAACTTTAGAAATATCGTTGAACCTTTCCTTCGTGATGTTCAAGCGAAGAGAGGTCTCTACGGATTCCTGGTTGTTTGTGATACCACCAACAACACTCCAGATGTTATTGATAATAATGAATTTAGAGCAGACATCTTCCTGAAGCCTGCTAAATCCATCAACTACGTTACCCTCACATTTGTCGCTACTAGAACGGGCGTCAGTTTTGAGGAAGTAGCTGGTAGAGTTTGATCACGATATCTAAATAACAAAAGGAGGATTAAGAAATGCCAACCTACAACACAATCGCTGATATCAGGAAGTCTCTCAATGGGGGCGGCGCACGCCCCAATCTATTTGAAGTAGACATCCTTGAAAATGGTCTTTTCGCATATAGTGGAAGTGACTCTCAGCTAGATTCAAAAGTTCTCGTAAAAGCAGCTCAACTTCCCGCATCGAACGTCGCATCAATAGACGTTCCTTTCCGAGGAAGAATTATGAAGGTTGCAGGTGATCGTACATTCGATACCTGGACAGTCACCGTCATCAACGACACTGATTTCAACCTTAGAACTGCATTCCAAAATTGGATGCAGGCTATTGCACAATATGCTGATGCATCTGGAGAAGCAGATCCACAGGTATACAAGTCAAAAGCTGTTGTCACTCAACTGAGGAGAAAGTCTTCTAATTTGGGTCAAACTTCTGACTCTGGTTTAGAACCAGCGTATACTTATGACTTCTTCGGTATTTTCCCAACTAATATCAGTGCTATCGACCTTTCATACGATACCGCAGATACTATTGAAGAATTTACTGTTGAATTCCAAGTAGACTACTGGGCACCTCAGGGCGTTACCGACGCAATCGACACTACTCCTTGATAATTTGGTCCCTAAATAATAGGGACAAATAAATTTGTAATAATGTCGGGTAAGTTATTTGGG